TCAAACATAGTAATTTAATTAAGGAGATTAATTATGGCTACAGTAAGAATGTCAAAACAACTCGTTTCAGATTTATGTGACGAGTTTATTAAAAACTACGATACGGTTAACCCTGTACCTCAACTAGATGCAAACTTAGGCGATCAACTTTGGGAAACGTTTACTAAACCTTTAGTAGACAATCTTAAACAAGCTGTTGAAGATACGTTTGATGCTCTTGAAGTAACTGAAATATCTTTACTTTCTGGGGCTGCTACCCCCGGTGAAAAAATACAAGATTATTTGTTTACTAAAGCATCAACTTTGTCAGTTGCAGTAAAAACTGATCCTGTTCAACGTAATAGAGACTCTAACGTTGATTATCAACTTAGAGACTATACAGAAACGTATGAACCAATGACGCCTGAAAACGGTTATGACGAAGAACAGTGTCAACCAGAACTTACAACAGAGGAATATACTCTTTCTACTTCTAAGTTACTTATTGGAGAACGTTATGGTGCAGCAAGACTTGATCTATTTCACTTTGATACACACCCTTTAGCTATTCAAGCTAAAGCAAATGTAGATGCACAACTACAACATAAGTATGTACGAGCTGGCAAAGTCAATGCATTCTTTAATATGTTGAATAGATTCCAAACCTTAAATCAAGCTGTAAAAGCTTGGCCACAACTTGCAGGTATGGTTGACAAGATTGCTCCAGAGAAAATGGTAACTATTCACAAACGTACTGAACGTAAAGCAAAATCAATAGAACAAAAAGATTTTGTTGAACAAAACTCTGGTGAGTTTAACAATATAATTTTAGGTTCTACACTACTAGGAGACGACTAACTATGCTATCTGAATTTACAAGAGCTAGATCACAGCTATTACTAAAACAACCATTCTTTGGTACTTTGTGCCTACGGCTAAAACCTGTAGAAACTGAAGACATACCAACTATGGCTACTGATGGTAAACAGCTGCTCTACAATCCAAAGTACTTTCTAGGCTTGACCGACCAACAACGTGTTGGCGGTCTTGCTCATGAAGTAATGCATGTAGTATTCATGCACATGGTACGTCTACACGAACGTGAACATTATTTATGGAACGTGGCTGGTGACCATGTAATAAATCTCGTGGTGCGTGATGCTGGTATGCAGCTACCACCTACTGATCTATTAGATGACAAGTATCTTGGTATGTCTACTGACGAAGTCTATCGTGACTTACAAGAGAACCCACCACCAAAGGGTGACAAGCCTATGGACTGTTGCAATTGCATCAAAGAAAGTGCAGAGGTATCTAAAAATCCTGGCGAGTTTGAGTCAGACATGAAAGTGGCTATACAACAAGCAGCAGAAGCAGCTAGAAACCAAGGTAAATTACCTGCTAGTTTAGAAACACTGCTTCAAGATATTGTTGCACCTAAGGTCAACTGGAAAGAAAGACTAGCTAGGTTTATACGTAACAACAACAAATCAGATTACAGCTGGCAGAAACCTAATCGTAGGTTTATCGGTCGTGGTCTGTATTTACCTAGTCTTTATTCACCTTCTATTGAAGCAGTGGGTGTCATTACTGATACTTCTGGATCACGTACTGACGAAGAACTTAATCAAGACTTGGGTGAGATATCTAACATGCTAATAGATGCTAACGTTGAAAACGTGCATTTTATGCAAGCCGATACTGATGTAACAGATGAACAAGATTTTACGCGTGAATCGTTACCTCTAAAAGTTACCATGAAAGGTCGTGGTGGTACTATGTTTGGCCCAGCAATTGCAGAAATGGCAAGTAAACATCCTAATATAGCTTGCCTAATATATCTTACAGATTTGGAGGCAAACGACTTTGGAAATGAACCGCATTTCCCAGTTGTTTGGGTAACTAATTCAGCTACGGAGGCACCTTATGGCGAAGTCATCAAAACAAATTAACCGCATATACACTACAGTTTTGGAATATTCAAAACGTGCGGGTATATTTATATTAGGTATTGTTTCTCTAACAATACTAATACAACATTTATTAACTTTCATGCTACTGCTTGCACTTATGTTTGCTATAGCATATTTATCTTTGGGACTAACATATGACTAGTACAACAATATCAGCAGTTACCACTGCTTTATGGATACTTATCGAATTAATACAATTTGCCTATATGGCATTTTTAATGTGGAAAGGGAGGAACAATGCTAACTATAGGAATCTTCAGCGCTCTAGGTCTGCTTTTGCTAGCGCTTAAAGCTGGCGGACGTAAAGCTATTGGCCATGATGTGCTAATCGATGTACTTATTACTGGTATCCTTATGGTTGCTTTTTATGGTACATACAGCGGTATGACTGCTGCAATGGTTGGTGGTCTTGTTGCTTCTATTGTTTTGTTTGTCTTAAAGAAAACAGTAAAACACGAAGTAATCAAACTAGAAACCATTAGAAAAAAACTACTTGGTATTAATGTGCCATTACCTAAAGTGTCTTGGCAAACTAAAGAACCAGAATGGCGTCATCACAATCAGTATTGGAGGAAAGATGACTAAAGTAATATAATTAAATTATGAATTACAAAAATTTTGCTTTGTTACTATATTTTAAAAATTGCAAAGAGCGTCAAGCGTATGGAGAAAAACCATTTCCAACCTTTGAAGCCTATGAGCAAACTAATAAAAAATTTATTGATAAAGCTTATAAAGAACAGAACATATAACAGACAGTTGAAACAACCGGTTGCCCGCCCTAGTGCTGCTAGAGGTCCGATAGCGTATACGCGCGAAAAAAACGAATAGTGGCTAGTGGTTATTAATAATACAATTGATTCAAAGTTACATGCAGTTTACTAGCATGGTCAATTTGCAGTAAGCTAAGCTTACAAACCGCAGACACCTAGATACCAAGCTGTTTGTTATATCAAATTAAGGAGTAAATTATGGACAACGTAAATCAACCACCCCACTACAACACTGGAGAAGTAGAGTGCATACAAGCTATTCAATCTTCTATGACCACTCGACAATTCCAAGGCTACTTGAAGGGTAACATTATTAAGTATGTATGGCGTTTCGAATATAAAAATCATCAAGAAGATTTAAGAAAAGCCCAATGGTACTTAACAAGACTATTAGAAACATATGAAACAGGAGAAACAAATGCCAAACCGCATGAGCCGACAAACAATATTGAGTAAACAAGCTTATAAAAATAATCATCATTATAGTAATGTAGAATCACGTTGGTGTGATCTAAACAAAGTACCTTACGCTAGGAATGGTTACTTGTATGGGCCTTCAACAATCGTAGATCAAATTACAAATGAAACATACCATTGTTTAGATTACACTGACCAAAGAGGCTATAACAAATTTTGGACTGCTCTTCATGAAAATGCTATAACTCCTGAGACTTTATTTAAAGTAGGTGATAATCTTTTAGTAAGACATCAACAAGCTGATGTGCGATTTAAAGTTGCTGGGTTTAGCCCTAAAGCAAAGAACATGTTTGGTACAAGATTTTTAAATGTAGATTGGCAGTTTAACCATATTAAATATGACCAAAACCATGGAGATACTCGGAGACACCTTAGTCATGGCCGGTATTGGGAAACTGAACCAGTTGAAACTAACATACAAGAAAATAAAGTAGCTACTTTCTGGCGTTGGGTAGCAGTACCAAAAGATACCTATTTAAAATTACAACTATTAAACCTTATATAACATGGATACATTAGAAGAACGTTTAAAAAACGTAAGACACAATATTACAAGAACAGATAATATTTTCTGCGAGCATTGTGGTTTTGTACAAAAAGAAGAATATTTAAAACTTCAAGATGAAACAAATCAAATTTGTTCTGGATACAAATGTTGGATACGCTAATGCGTGCTGAAAATATTAGAAACAAAATACATTATTTCGGTGAAGATTATCAATTTACCTTAGCGGATGAAAAGTATCATGGTTATGCAACCTTAATAATTAAACCCCAACACTTAAAGTTTGTTAAGAACCCTAATAAAGTAACTAAAGAACATGTTATTAAAGAGTGGTTTGCTGAAGAGAACGAAAAAACTAGACAAGTTAACAATGCTAAACGCAGGAAAAAAAGCGATGGATAAAAGACCTATGAATATGAAAGAGCATATAGAACTAGTAGCTGCTTTAAAAATTCCTAAAGCTCAAGTAAAAAAAATTAAAAAACATATAGAAAGTTTGCCAAAAAAAAGAGAATCATTACCAGGCTCAAAGATTGTGCAAGGTATAGAAAGAAGAAAAAGATTTAAAACAAAGAAAAAGAGCCCACCGAAGTGAGCTCTTTTAATACACAATTGATACTAGGAGAATAATCAATCCTAATATCTTAAGGTAAATTTACGATTAAGTAAAGTACCCAGTAACTGTTAATGTACCTGCAGCTGTTGTACCAGGAGCAACTTGTACGTGCACATCAATAGTGTCATCAGCTGTAAAGTCCAAAGGACCTGCTGCAAAAGCAGTACCAGCGTCGTCATCAGATGAGAATACACCCGCAATTGCAGTACCAGCACCTTGACCAATAGTTGAGCCATCGATGATGTCATCAGATGTACCAGTAGTAGCTGTTGTGCTATTACCATAACCAACATCTAATACAATAGCTGGAGAGCTATTAGTATCAATATCAGTTGATTTGATAATAATGTGGTGCAAAGTTTCGCCTGCGAACACATTAAGAGCTTGGATTACGTCATTTAGTACAAGAGTACCAGTTGATATAACTGCTTGTCTTACAAACATTTGACCTTCTGGGAAACCTTTGAAAGCTTGGTTGCTTTCTACGTTACCACTTTTTTTAAGATTTGCTATAGTAGCCATTTAATCACCTTTATTAAGTTAAAATATACGTACCACTTTATTTTGTGATACCCTATCTCTTCGAACATAAAGCATTTAGGATAAATGTCAATCAGTTAGGAGAACAAACATGTCAACTTACGTAATGGTAAAACGGAACAGTAAAAGTCCGTACAGCTATTTAGATGAACATGCCCCCTATATACAATTCAAAAAAGTAAAGATTGGTGTTGCATTCAATATGGTTAACTCCCGAATCGGCTGGGAACGAGCGAAAAAAGGAGATTACGAGCGTTGGCGAGAGGCAATGCATAAACACAAAACAGGACAATTATGAACATAGTTACATTAGACTTCGAAACTTATTACGATACACAACACAGCCTGGGCGTTCTTTCTACTGTGCAATATGTAGCTTCCGACTTATTTAAAGTATGGGGTGTAGGCATAAAAATTAATGACGCACAGACTGAATGGTTCGGGGAGGACGAATGTACAGATGCGATTAATGCAATACAATGGGATGACGCTGCAGTTGTGTGTCACAACACTTTATTCGATGCTTACATTCTTACTCAGTATTATAATGTATACCCTAAATATTATTACGATACAGCAGCCATGGCTCGTGGACTTGCACCCAATGAAAGTGCTTCGTTAAAAAATACTTGTTTACGTATATTTCCTAACGATAAAACAATGCGTAAGGGCGACGAACTTATAAATGCTAAAGGTATTTTTGATTTACCACCTGACATAGAAGAACAAATTGCTGGGTATTGTATACAAGATGTTGATTTAACTTATGCATTGTTTAATGTAATGCAACCAAATTACCCTCAAAAAGAACTAGACATTATTGATATTACTTGTCGTATGTTTGTAGAGCCTAAAATATATCTTAATAAACCATTACTCATTGCACACAAAGCAGAAGTGGTTGAAGCTACACTAGGAAAGATTGCAGCTTCAGGACTAACTCGTGAACAATTAGCTTCACAAAAACAGTTTGCACAATACCTGGAAGAAGAACTGAGTATAACTGTGCCTACTAAAAAAAGTATACGTACAGGAGAAATGATCCCAGCGTTTAGTAAAACAGATGCTGCTTACTCACAAATGTGCACTATGTATCCACAACACCAACACATCTGGGACGCCAGGGAGGCTGTAAAGTCTCGTATAGAAGAAACGCGTGCTCAAAGATTACTGGACGGTTGTACAACTGCAGGTACTTTACCTGTACCGTTAAAGTATTATGCTGCACACACTGGGCGTTTCGGTGGTAGTGAGAAAATAAATCTACAGAACTTACCTAGATCATCCAAATTGCGTAATGCATTACAAGCCGGGCCCAACCAAATGTTGTACATTGCTGATTTATCTAATATAGAAGCACGTATGCTAGCTTGGTTAGCTAAAGAAGAAGATTTACTTAAATCTTTTGCAGCTGGAGAAGATGTGTACAGCAACTTTGCATCTCAAATATATAACAAACCAGTTACTAAAGCTGACAAACTAGAAAGATATGTTGGTAAAACAGCTATTCTAGGTCTTGGTTATGGTATGGGTGCTCCTAAATATCAAGCAGTGCTTGCTCAAGGTTCACCCGCTATTGATGTTACAACAGGAACAGCCCTTGGTATTGTAAGCCAATACCGTGCTATGTACCCAAACATACCTCAGCTTTGGCGTATTGGTAAACAACTATTGTTTTACATGTTAGACAGAACTGACGCAAAGTATTCGTACGGACCTTTAAACGTAGCAAGTAATGCACTTAAATTACCTAACGGTATGTTTTTACAATACCCACATTTACGTTTTAACAATAATGAATTTGTATACGACTCTGGTAGAACAGGTATTACACGTATTCACGGCCCGAGATTTGTAGAGAATATTGTCCAAGCATTATCTCGTATTGTAATTACAGATCAATTACTAAACATTCAAAAACTAAAAGGTGTTTCGGTTGTACTAACTGTGCATGACGAAATCATTGCTTTAGCTTCAGATAAAAATGCTGATGAGACATTAACTAAAATTATGTCTATAATGACTACAGCACCAGATTGGTGTTCAGAACTACCATTAGATGCTGAAGGAGCGTACAGTAAAATTTACAACAAATAATGAGCAACTTAGTATTAACCCGTAGAAAAAAAGAAGGTATTGTTATACACATACCTGAAATAGGGGAAGTGCTATGCGAAATAACTGTAACTAATTTAGGACCTAAACAGGTAAAGTTAGCTTTTAATGCTGACCCTAATATAAAAATAGACCGTAAGGAAATATACAATAAGGAGTAAAAATCATGGAGATAGTCTTTCTTAAAGCTAAACACAAGCTTGTAAAAGAAATAACACAAACAGGTACTAAACCGTATCCACTAGTTAAAAAGTTTACTTCAGAACATTACACTATAGAACCCACTAAAGAAGGGTTTGAAAAGTTTGATGAACTGTTACAAACACATGCCGCTGCAGGACATGCACTGCACAAAGGCGACTTAAAAAAGAAATTAAAAAACGAATCACGAGCTTTAATGACTGATCGTACAGCTTCAACTCAGCTGTTAGTATTAGATTTAGATAACTTACAATTCCCCGGGGCCAAGTCTTCGTACAACACTTATGATATACAAAACATAGCTGAGGCTTTTGTACAGTATTTACCATCTGAATTCCAAGATGTAAGTTACATTGCTCAAGCTTCTGCTAGCTTAGGGTTAAAACCAAATAAAATATCATTACATTTGTTTTTTCTCCTGGGGCACACTGTACAACCAAGAGCGTTAAAAGAATGGTTACGAACTTTAAATTATGAAATAGATTTTCTAGCTGACCAACTTAATCTTTCTGCTAACGGACAAAGTATCTCTTATCCTTTAGATGTAAGTCTTGCTGACAACTCCAAACTTATTTATATAGGTACACCTTTATTTAATAAAGTACAAGACCCCGTAACGGGATCAAGGTTTGTACGCATAGACCGTGGTTCGCCAACCTTAGACATCTCACATTTAATGAAAGATGTTAACCCAGAAAAAGTGCATAGTTTATCTACACAAATTAAAGATGGCTTACGTAAAAAAGCCGGCTTAAGTAAGAAGAACGAAAAGATTACTACAATAAATGTAAACGGAGTATCAGAACAAGTACTTCAGAACCCTGACCGTATGAGTATAGAAATATGTAGGGTATCAGAACCCTATGTTAACTGTAATATTAATGGTGGCGACAGTGGTGCTTACTTCTTTATCTTAACTAATCCGCATTACATGTATAACTTTAAAGGCGAACCTATATTTGAAATAGAAAAAGCTGACCCAGAGTTCTACCAAACTATATTTGAAAAATATTCAGATCAAATAGATGGTGCCAAAAATATGAAACCAATAGCACTAAGAGATTTCTATACTGATACTTATTTTAATGGCGTATTTGATGCTACTAAAGAACAGTTCACTGATGATTACCCACTTACTCCTACTCAGAAAACATCTTTAGAAGGTTTTATGCGTACTCACAACCGTCCGATGCCAGACTTTGTACCAGATGCTCAAGTTGTATTTGACCCAGCTTCTGAAAAAGGTATACAAATGGACGACGCACCATATCATGTAAACTTATACAGACGTAGTGGTTACATTCTAGGAGCTTCAACAGATGTAGCTGAACTAGAATACGGAACTGGATCAACTCTTGGTAAATACCTTCCTAATATTGCAACTCTAATCAACCATATTTTAGGTGGTGGTGTAACAGAGTTTGAACACTTTATGAATTGGCTAGCTTATATATACCAAAACAAACGTAAAACTATGACAGCTTGGATATTTACAGGTGTCCCCGGCACTGGTAAGGGTTTGTTTGTACACAAAGTATTAAAGCCCCTATTCGGAGAACAACAAGTTCCTATGCGTTCTTTAGAAAACATAGAAGAACAGTTTAACTTGTACATGCGTACAGCTTTATTTCTTGTAGTAGATGAGTTCCGTATGGGTGACTCAGGTAACACAGGGCGTATGGCAGATAAACTTAAACACCAAGTTACAGAACCTACATTAACTATACGTGCTATGCGTACTAATCAAATAGAACTACCTAGTTTTTGTAACTTTATCTTTCTTACTAACCGTGCCGACGCAGTAAAAATAGAAGAAGGCGACAGACGTTACAACGTAGCTCCCAGGCAAGAAAGTAAGTTAGAAATAGCACATCCTGAATTTTTAAACAATATAGATGCACTACAAGCAGAGCTTTTTGATTTTGCAGGTATCTTACAAAAGTTTAAAGTAGATACTCGTATGGCTCATACTGCTTTAGAAAACGAAGCAAAGAAAGAAATGAAACAAGTATCTATGTCAGTTTTAGAAGAGTTTGCTACGGCTATAAAACAAAACAATTTAGAATATTTTGTAGAAATACTAGACATTCCACTTACCAATACGTTTGACGCTGGCGGTATAAGTACAGCACAACGCTATATAAAAGACTGGATTAGTAAGTCTGGTACCAACTTAGTAATACCTATGCAGCATTTTAAATTAGTGTATGATGTTTTAACAGATAACAGGAAAGCACTAGCCATAAGAGATTTTACAAAAGCAATGAGCAGGTTAAATGTCACAACCGCACGTAAACGTGTAGGAACAGGAAAGAATAGTTCAGCCCCCCGTGGCGTACTGATTACTTGGGTGTTAGAACCTGAAGTAAAAGAAAACTTAATTAAAGAACACTTCGATGCTAACGATAATTTATTATTAGGAGAACAGTCTATGACTAATTAACCTTTAATAAATTACATATGGCAGAACTTACGCAAGAAAAGCGTCCGGATATTGAAAATATTATCGCGACGTCGTCTGATGCTCCAGAGCTTGGTTTAATACCAGCCTGGTCTTTTTCAACTTTAAAGACATTTGAGTCTTGTGCTTATCGAAGTTACATAGCTAAAGTCAAACGTATTACAGAAGACTTTGGCCCAGCAGCTAAACGTGGTAGCGAAATACACGATCAAGCTGAGCGTTTTGTAGATGGTAGGCTAACAGAATTCCCTGATACTTTAAGTAAATTTACCACTAAATTTGCAGACTTAAAAAAACTGTATGATGACGGTAAAGTAGAACTTGAAGGAGAATGGGGATTTACTATTGATTGGGAACCTTGTCATTGGATGGCTAAAGATGTTTGGGCACGAGTAAAACTAGATGGTATTGTACATGAAGACAAAACCTCAGCACGTGTCATAGATTACAAAACTGGTAGGCAGTTTGGTAATGAAATATCACATGGCCAACAAGCACTTACATATGCAATAGGAAGCTTTTTAAAGTATCCAGATTTACAACATTTACAAACAGAAATGTGGTATTTAGATCACGGAACAACTATGGAACAGTCTTATACAAGAGATCAAGCCCTTATGTTTTTTCCTAAACTCCACCAACGAGCTATAGTTATGACTACAGCTACTAAATTTTCACCCAATCCATCTACAACTAATTGTAAGTGGTGTTCATATAAAAATGGTGAAGAGCCTGCTTGTCAGTGGGGTATAAAATAGGTATACTACGTCAGCTTAAATAATAAATAACAAATAACAAATACAAATACAGATATGAAAGAGAATAAAAATATATGTGCTTATGCACATCAGGAAGAAACAACTAACTTTATTATAAAGAACCCTTGTTGTTTAATTACTTCAGACCCTGGCACAGGAAAAACAAGATCAGTCTTAGATGCCCATGTTCAATGGGGAGGCAAGACTCTAGTTTTAGCACCGTTATCAATACTTGAAGCAGCTTGGGTAGACGATATAAAAAAGTTTCAACCTGATATTAAATACGGTGTTGCTTACGCTAAAAATAGACAGAAGATATTCGAAGATGATTCATTAGATATGGTCATC